GATTGAATGAGTATTCAAAGTCTATGGTTTCAGGTATGAAAGTTTCCTCTTCATATTGGTATATATCAGTTAGATATAAGTCATCAAATTCATTTTCAAAAGTATCTAAGATAGTTTCAACTTCAGCTATCTCATCTTGACCTACACAAGTAGGTGGAGTTTTTTCCCAACAATACTGAACTGTAGTTACTGTTGTAGAAGAAAGAGCATCGTAAGTTAATTTTAATTCTGGGTCCTTGACATCAACGCCTGCATGAAAATTATTATACGCAGCATTGCCTTGTATATCAAAACTAAATCTAGCAGTTAAAGAACCATGAGTGTTTTCTGAGTTTGGTGCAATAATTAATGTATTAGAATAATCATTAAATTTATAATTATGATTAGTAGTATCTTCTAAAGTTATACTTTGTGTTGTAGTATCAATTCCATTAGTTGCTGTCTGTGTCATAGTGACAGTAGACTCTTGAGGATTCCACCATCTTATATCTGCAGATAACTCTGAGGTTAAACCTTGTTGTAGTTCTTGTTCTGTTAGTATACCTTGTGATTGAATAGTTGTCTCAGCATACTTTCCATCTTTACCTGTTAGATAAATAGACTCATTAATATCTGATGAATCAGGAAACATTGTACCTTCCCAACTACCATCATCCCAAGTTTGTGAAATTAAGTTATCAGTAGTAACAGTATTTCCTGTTGTAACAGTTGTAACAGTTGTAGTATCTCCTACATTTGGAATATCTTCTTGAATAACTACAGTATCTGCACTACTTGAGAATGTTAGTAGGCTTACCGTTACTATCAAGTATATAAGCTTCTTTATCATCTAGCCCTTCCAATATTTCACTATCAACTTCTTCCATATACCTAAGAGCTTTTGTGTACTCTTCATAGTCTGGTCTTTGCTTATTGTACTTTTTCCATTCTTCTTCAGCGGCAGTCCCAATTTTCCCCAAAAATGGACAAGGAGTTCCAGCGTGCATCATGCTTTGAAAAACCCTGTGGTCTTGACAAAGTATAGATACAGCGGCTACCTTCATATTAAAATCATAGAGAAGCTTAGATAGTTTCATTCTCTCACAATTCATATCTCGTTTAGTAACACCAATAGATGCTCCTAATCCAAACTTTTGTATGCCACCACTAACTCCAACTACACATAAATCTTGAGACATCGCAGATATACTAGGAGCAGAAGCAGATGGTACTACTCTAGAATCTCCAGTATATGAATTATTTGTAGTGTCGTTATTGGTTGTGGTGCTACTTGAACTGCCACTTTGAAAATTCGTTGTACTCTCAGAATTATACCCACCTGTAATAGCAGTATTACTTCCTGAAGTATTTGTTTGTGTGTTGTCTGTAGCTCCAGTTGATGAAACATCATTGTCTGCCATAGCAACATCCATTAATGCTGAAAATACCCACAGTATTATTGCAACCACACTTGCAATTATAATTATGTTTTTCATCATATCTCTTGTCCTGGTTCTTGTTGTTCGGTGGGGTATCTGCTTTCACAAAAATATTCGAATCCTTTCATGCTTCCATCTTTGTTGTGCATTTGCATAAGCTCCATAGTAAGCATTACCTTATTCTGAAAGAGAAATTCTTGGCAGGTTATATTTGAATCAAATGTAGCTTTATCATATTGTGTATAAATAACTTGTTCAGAACTACTGAAAAATAGCATTGCGGTAATTATGAAGTACATTCACAATTATTTTTTCTTGAACATTTTAACAGCTTGACCAGCTCCCTTGATCCCAAATGACGCAGAAATCGCTATATATAATAAATGCTGATAATACGTTGGGAGTTCTTGCAAGGCAATAAAACCACTTTTAACATATTCCTGACATCCTGGAATGAACACAAGAACTGCTGGAGCAAGTAGGACAACGAGACTTACCTCGTCTTTCCACGACCCTTTCATTTGGTCTACTGCTGATGCTTCCCACGACACTTTTCCGGCGATCTGCTGCTCTTTTAATGCTGTAGCAGCTTTAATCTCGGTTAGCTTTGCTTCTGATTTGGCTTTCTTGGTTGCAACTACGCCTTTAATCATATCACCAGCGACCCCTAAAAGGGGTTTAATCAAAAATTGTAACATAATATTTCCTTATAAGTTTTGGATAATGCCGCTTAGTTCTAAGCAACGTGCTGGAGTTTGCTTGTTCCAGCGTGAGTCTTTCATTTGTGAGGCTGCCTCTTTGAAGTCACATTTGCCAAGAGCAGTAAACATCTTCTTAAATTTGCCTACTCCTGCTTGTCCTAGCTGAAAACACATTTCCGTCAAAACGCCTGTTATAGCGTGTTTTTTAGGTTCAGGTAGTTCCGACCATTCAGTGTTCTCTAAATGTTCTCCTATGAGTGAATTTGCCCCATTAAACGCCTTTTCAAAGTCATTATTAAATAGGTTTTCCCACCCATCCTGAGAAGTAGGTACTACTTCCTTACCTAATATCTTATGACCCCAGCCACCAGTAAGGTGTCCTTCGGTACAATGGTAAGGCTCTAACCTATAGCCTTCGTGTGCTTTTATGCGTTCTTTAATATCGTTCACTTTATTGTATATCCAGTTGGTTGAGTAGATAGATTTGGTGCTTTTTCAGGTTGTTTAGTTGAAAGAATATCGTCTAAGTTTTTGTTTAAATACCAGACTACTGAACCAATAATGCTATCTCTTGTAAATGTTTCTGACACTTCTTTCAAAGAACACCCATATTGTAAAAGTAAAGATACTGCTTTTCCAGAGCTTCTTAGCTCTCTATCTAGTGTAGATTCTGATTTCTTGGTTTTTACCCATACTGCTACAGGCAAAACACCAGACTCAGATATAATATAATCTATTGTGGAAACTATAGGCATCGTGTCAATAAGCATACGCACATTGACGGATCGCATCCTATTTGGCACTTCCATTCTCGCCACGCTACTCATAATCCCTTTCTATAATCATTTCCAAATAATGTATAGCCTTTTTAATATCTTCCTTTTTCCCCTTGAATTTGTGCCGACAAACGTACTTTATGACGTTGCCTTCGGCATAAAAAAGATTATTAACATTAATAAACTCTGCTGGTTGAATAATAAACCTTTTGTAGTGATCTCCACTTACTTGCCTGTCTAGTGTTTTCATGGACAGACTTTATTCCATCTTCCACCTTTATTCAAGACCATTGGTAAGAGTTTGGGTTGGCTATCTATAATTATTCCACAACCAATGATCGGTCTATCTTTGAATACTTTGTCATACGCAAAAGCTAATGCGTCTTTATCAATTAAACACCCTACTTGCATCGCCCATAAAAGCGATGACGGATTTCCCCAGTACGAAATTCCATACTTGGTATGATAGTGTCCTTGCACATAACAAGTGCCTTGCTTTTGTCCAACGGTTAATATGTTTGCTGATTTACCATGATGAAAATGTACATCATCTCCATTGGGTAATCTTATGGTTAGTTCACTATGCCATTTCCATCCCTTACCTACTTCTAAGACTTCATTATAATCTCGCATATAGGCTTTAGGTAATCCTGCTTTAAAAGCCCTGCGGTACGCAAGACTTCCATGATTGGAGTGTAAGACATCTACTTTGCTCCATAGTTTTTCAATGGCGTGAATAGTTTCTCTCGCTTCAAATAGCTCATCACCTGCACTTGGCAGGTCAGGGTCTTGACCATGAAAGTTAAGACCATGTTTATCTGTCTCGTCACCAATGTGAACTACACGATCAGGTTTATATTTTTTCTTAATTGAAGTTAAGAAAGAAATTAAATCTTGATGATGATAAGGACAGTGAGTATCTGAAATAATCAATATACATCTGTTTGACATACTTGAGTTTTATTTGATTTGCACAAGATGTGCAATACTACATAAGGGTACGAATTATTAAGACTAGCATTTGTACAAAAACAGTTGTGCCAATAAACCATACTAATCCTCTTAGCTGACGCATATCTCTCTCGATATGGGCGAGGTGATTATCCTTGAGGGTAGTAAGCTTATTGTCCATAAGCTCTAGCTTACCCTCGATACGGATAATTGCTTCTTTATTCTGCTGTTCCATTGGCTTTTACTTCCTTTGGTTCCTCTTTAGATTCCTCTTTAGGTTCTTCTTTAGATTCCTCTTTAGGAAGTTCAGCCTGTAATTGAGCAGTCCAAAAATTAGCTAATATATCTAAGTCAGATTTCTGTTCTCCAACTCTCATTAGCTTTTGATAAATACTTTTACCTTTGTTAGATAGAGTAGTTTCATCATATTCTTTTTGATTTAATGTAAACATATTAACCCTCCAATGCAGTTACTTTAGTTTCTAAAGTTTCTATACGAGTCATAGCTTCTTGTAAAGCTTTAACAGCTTTCATATGTAATATAGAATATTTAAAACCTTTAACGTGATCTTTAACTTCTTTAACATCTCCTATTTCTTTATCATCTGGTATAGTATCTCCATCTTCATAGAGAGTTCCAAATTCTGAAGACGATTGTACATCAGCAGGTGTCGGTTTAACTTCTGTTACTAGTTTTGGACTGACTAGTAGTGCCTCTTGAGCAATCACACCAATTTGAGTTTTTGCGTCATCACCATAAGCTCGTATATCATCTTTTTTTCTAAAGTTTCTAATTCTTAATGCTTTAATATCATCCCATTGAGAATTAGCATCAGTTATATCTTGTTTAATTCTTTCATCAGATATCGCATTGAAAGCACCGTCATGGTTATAGCAGTCACCATCTCCATATACGATAAATCTCGTTGCTCCTGTATCAGCAAATTCAATACATGCATTAGCAGTTCCACTATCAGGTGCACCACCAGAATAAAATACTTGAATACCGTATGGAGCAACACTAGAAACATCTCCTGTATGTTCAAATTTTGTAGCGAATGTGTTATGAATATCGTGTTTTACATGTAATCTTACTGCATCTGGAGCGTCTTCTCCAATGCCTATTCTATTATTACCAGCATCAACAAATAGTGCATGAGTTAAACCATCAGATTCTACTCGGAAGTCTCCATCAATACTGTCTTGGTTAAAAATTACATTACCTTGACTTATGTCCATGATATTTCTTGCTGTACCAGCAATCATTTGATAAAGAGTTATACGACCACCTTCAGAACCATCTGCTACATTACCTAAAGACGATTGTAATTCATTATATACAATTGCTTCTCCAGCATTATTATCAGCAGTAAATTTAATAGTTCCATCTAAATCACCATTTGCAACACCAGATGGATCTCTAACAAAATTTAAAAATGGTCCTTCAGCCGTATCATCGTCTGTTGTTTTTAAAGTTAGTAAAGCATAGTTTCCTGAACCTATAACAGTCAATGAACTATCAGGAATCGTAACATTTGTATTTTCATCTATAGTTATAGCAGGATAAGTACCAAGAGTATTACCTAAACCAATCACTAAATCATCAGTTGTATCATCAAGTCCTATGTGAAAATTTTGTGCGTTGCCATCAAATATTATTTTAGTATCTTCTGCTCCACCATCACCCATGGTTAACGTAGGTGTAGTACCACCTAAAGTAAGACCAGCATCGGCATTGTGTGTTAAAGTAATTTCACTGTCTGCACCAAAGTGTATAACAGCAGCATCACTTTTCATATATAAATCATCACCAATAACTGCATCTAAAACTACTGATAAGCCACCATCGGTTTGTAGTGATCCATCTGTTGTGCTTGTTGCAGCAGTTGTGTCGTCTGTTTTTATAATACCACTAGCAGTTACAGTTGTAGCTGTTAATGCTTGTGCAGCAATCGTACTACCAGATTCAGCAGTAAATGTATTCGCTGTGATTACAAAGTCTTTTGCACCTGCTACATAAATGTCTAATGTATCGTCAGTCGGTGCTTCCATATATGTATCACCGTCATCATCAAAGATTAATTTTCCACCAAACGCAGCAGTATCTATACCAATTTCAACTTTTGTAGGAGTACCAGAAGCTAAAGTGATACCTGTCATATTGACAGTTTGTAAACTTGATCCGTGTGAAGTAGACGCAATTGTCCCTTCGACTACATTAGCACCTCCATCAGTTACTCTGATCTTTCTACCTGCAAAGTAAATTGCAGATAAATCAGAAGCTGATGCAACGGTTAATGAATCGGCATCAACACGTGCAATTGTGTACGTACCATCGCCATCTCCATACTCAAAGTATCCGTCTC